CATTCAATATTTTTTAATATTAGTGTGTCTGTGCCCATGTCTTTCCTACCTTATATTCTCCGTCCAGAGGACAGTTAAGTTTCCATTCAAGACCCGCTGCCTGAATACATGACACAGCAAGTCTCCCAAAGGTATCTGTACGCTCATTAATAACTTCAGCTTGTATCTCATCGTGAATATTACCAACAAACTTATAGTCTATACCCCATATTTTACCATAGTCATCCAGAAGTGTCAAAGCTTTTTTCATTACTAAAGAACCTGCTGACTGTAGCAAGGTGTTTAGAGCGGAATGTTCAGATCTGACTCCGAGCTTTCTACCGTCAAGTCCAATGAGGTATCCTCTTCCAGCTGCTTCAGATACTCTGTCCTTAAGAGCTGCGAATGATGGGAGATTATTGAGGAAAGATTCTCTAAGCTGTTTGCCAGCCTCTCTTCCTCCTCCAGCCACAGACCCAAGTTTTTCATCTCCTGCGCCGTATAAGAGGGCATAAATAAAAGTTTTAGCCTGATTTCTTGATTCAAGTCCTGCAAGTCGTTGGTTAGCAGTGTGTATATCTCCGTTAATGATTTCATTTGTGTAGTCCTTATCCTTCATGTAGTGTGCCAACATACGTAACTCAAGACCACTAGCGTCACAGCCTACAATGCTGTAACCCTCAGGTGCAGACCAACAAGATCTACATTCATGACCATACGGTGAGTACACCGCAGGTACTTGAGCCATGTTAGGGCTTGAGTGTGTCATACGGCCTGTTACAGCGCCATTAGTGTTTACGTAACCATGTACTCTACCGTCATCCTGAACAGCATCCAACCAGCTCTGTACTTGAGCTACACGCTTCTGGATCATAAGGTATTCGGCTATGAGTTTTGCTTCAGGTATATCCGTAACAGTTTCTAAAACTGATTCGTCCACAATGGGTTGTCCCTTCTCAGTGAAAGTCTTAGGCTTCCAACCGAACCACTGTAAGTACCTGCCTATCTGCTGTCTTGATCCTAAGTTAAAAGGGGGATAGTCTATACGAGAAAACCAGCCAGCCACATTCTCAGACTGATCCCCCAGAAACTTTAGACCAACCGCAGAGAGCGTACCGTCCTTCTTAACTTTCGGAGTAACTTCTTTAACAAAGACAGGCAGAGGCAGAAAAGTCCTCTGAACAGTCTCTTCCAATTCATATTTCTTCTCCTTCAGTAAGGCTAATAAATCGTTAGTGTGTTTAGGGTCAATCAACCAGCCATTCTTAATCTGCTGCTGAATGATCCTCTGAACGTCATGCTCAAGCTTTACGGACTCTTCACTGAAACCTACCAGCTCGTCCTGTAAGCACTCCAGAACACGAACAGTGACCGCTACGTCCTGCTCACAGTACTTGACCATCTCTGGGCTTAACTGTGACCAGTCCTCATGCTCACCTTTGGGGAAACCTAAACGATCACCCCATTGACGCAGACCGTGACCACCTTCTCTGGATGGACTGGCTAGTCTTGACAGGACTAACGAATCCATAAGCTCGTACTCAGACCACTCAACACCCCACAGTTTAGACATAACAGGATAGTCAAATCCTATGCCGTTGTGGGCTACAATCCTTTGTACGTCCTGCGCTGCTAACTGTGATTTGAATGTCTCAGCATCGTACACAGTGTCAAACAGATTGGTAGCACAGCACCAGATCTTAGTAGGGTCAAGACCGTCAGTCTCAATGTCAAGTATCAGCGTTTTGTTTAATAAGTTCATGTATTGGTCTCAGCTCATTAATCGGAACGTTGTAGCAGTCCGACTTTACCTTCCATCCATTAGAAGAGTCAACAGTTCCCTTCTCCATAAAGGTTGCTCTATCAAAGTATTCAGCCTTTGGTAAGAAACCTAAGATCCAACCTACAGTCATGTCGTTACGTACCCTAGTGAATACGTATACGTCACATTTCTGCTTGGTGTTGTGAGCAGTAATTGAGCACTCATAGTCAAGCTTTGGGGGAAACCCTGTGCGTTTGGACTTAACATCAATCGTTATGTCACCCTCAAGGATTAGATCATACTCGTAAGTGTTAGTCCAGCCGCACATTTGGCCTTGATCCTGCAAGTATTCATGAACTAAACCTTCACCTACAAACCCTACAAGATTACCAGCGCCGTTAGTCACTGAGTTCTTCAAGGTTCCCATCTCCATTGACTTCTCATGAGCCTTAGTCATGACGGGCGTTGTCACTACCCGCTCTATAATGTCATCGTAACTAGAAATCACCGTTAATAACCTCCGATGGTCTGTTTGTTTCCAACATTCGTCCAGTTATCTTATCGTACTTCAAGTAACATGCTGGGCCTGTTAAGCCCGTATAGCGATTCTTAAGCACTCTAACTGTGGTCGTGTTGCGTACTGCTTCGTCGTCATGCTGCTGATCCCTTTCAAGACCAAGCACAATGTCCGACAGTTGAGCAATGGCCTGTGACCCTCTGAGTTCTGACAAGGAAATCCTCCCTCCGTCCTCATGAGCCTGACCACTGCTGCGTTTAAGGTGACTGACTAAGAACAGACCCACGCCTAACTCCTGAACCAAAGTTCTAAGTTTTGTCATGATTGCGTCTATGTTCTTGCGCTCGTCACCGCTTTCCTGACTGCTAACTACGATGGATAAATGGTCTAAAATTATCCACTTACAGTCCATAGCTTTAGCTAAGTATCGGATTTGTGACATCAAGGTGTCCTCACCCGTAGACCCCCAATGATCCAGCATGTAGAACCTATTGGATCCTAATGTGCTGTCCCAGTAAGGCTTGAAGCTAAGTGTATCTGCGTCTTCGTCTAAGTGTAGTGGCTTGTTAGCCGCCATTGACATAAGACCTAACGTAGTGCGTGACAAGGACTCTTCAAGGGCTAGGATACCTATGTTGTCTTCCGTAGCGTTAAACAGGAAGTATTCAACCTCCTTGACAAGCTGAGATTTACCCATGCCACTGCCTGAGGTGATGGTGACAAGCTCAAAGGGTCTTACGCCCTTGACAAGCTCGTTAAGACCTGACCACGGATAAGGTATGGACTTAACCTTGCGTGAGTTAATGAGATGATCCCAAGTCTCAGAGCCAGCGACAATGCCGTCTGGTCTGTGTACTTTAGCGTCCCACCATGCCGCAGTGAAGTCTCGGATCTTGTTAGCCACAAGCATCTCGCTGGGGTCTTTCATGGGTAGCTTACAGATCTTCAGCTTGTTAGGACTGAACAAAGCCTTAACGCTCTCTGTGGCTATCTCACCAGCTTTATCATTATCAAAGCACAGAACGACATTCTCATAGCCCTCAAGAAACTCTAACTGCTCCTTGATCTCTTTGGCTGCTGAGGCTGCACCAGTCCGTAGGGACACTACGTCCCACTTCCTGTCAAACATCTCGGAGACTGACAAGCAGTCAAGCTCACCCTCAGTGATCGTTATGTACTTACCTCTACCCCTGCAAGTGTCTTGACCAAACAAGCCCATGTTGCTACCGTAGCTGCCGCTAATCAGGAACTGTTTGTCCTGTACTATGCGTACTTTGGTGCATACAACTTCACCTGTATTAACGTCTTTGAAGGGGTAATGATGTTTTGCTATCTCACCCTTCTGGTCGTACTCTACGCGCACACTGTACTTCTGGCACGTATCTTTAGACAGCCGCCTGTCTGGTATTGCCGCTATAATTCCTGTCATTTCCGTTACCACCACCTGTTTATAGGTTCCATTAGTAAATGAGGAAGGCTGTACCGAAGTGTCAGTGGCAGGTTCAAAGTAACCACAACCATTGCTAAAACAATAAGCATGGCCGTCTGAGTATCTGGCTAGATTGTTCCTGCTACTGCACTTTGGACATTCTTCATGCCGTTCAAATGTATTATCGGACATGAGAATCTACCCTTAGAAGTCTTCGGGTATGATGGTTGAAGCTGGTTCCGCAAGCTCCAGAACCTTTAAGTTATTAAAATAAACAGGTACGCCATGAGTAGGATCCTTTAGATCAGGGCGTATTGTATACGTAAGTCGGATTAAAGAACCTTTAGGGACAGGGCCATCATAAGGCTCACCTTCTTTAGTTCCGTTGTCCAGTACTATGTTAGGCGGGAACATTGTTTTAAACTTACGTTGTGGACTGTCGTTCCACATTCCAATTTTAACCTCCTTTTCCTCTAAAAAGCTTGCAACATCGGGCGATAAATTAATTTTTACCGTATAATGTTTACCAATTGCTCCTCTGTACACATCTAGCTCTCTAAGAGATTCAAAAGCTACAGTTCCTTCAGCTAAATATACTTGGGTATCTTTACTCATAAGTATTACTCCACTTAATAATTATCTTCAAAGTCATTGTCCTTATGGACATAAAACATCATATCATCTTCCGCTATATAGTCAACCTCCCTTTCGTCAAGTAATTGTATTGTGTCAATGTCCGTTACCAATCCGTCCATCTCAAGCAAGGCTTCAACGGACGCCACCAAACAAGAGCTGCACAAGTCCGTATAGTCTCCGCTACTGGAATCTTTACGTTTCATTTCAGTTTCCGTCATGACGTTATTACAGGCTCTGCATCTGCTCATGGTTATTTCTTCCCTGTCACGTACCAAAACCGTTCTTCGTACATCTCGGACAATGCGCTTGTATCCATAGCCTCGTACTTTTCTTGTAGGAAGTCCCGCAGCATTGAGTGTGCTTCGGACAACCTCAGGCAGTGTAGCTCATCATAAGCCAGCTCTAAAGCCATCTTTTTAAGATGCTCCGCGCTTACCTCACCCTCCATTGGATCTGTTATGTCTAATTCATCATTCATTTTATACTCTCCCTGTTAAACAAGACCAACTATAGCTGATCGGTTCATGGTTTACAAGTATCTGGTCAATCTTCTCTGCGACTACTCTGCACTCGTACTGTGCGTCCTCTGAGATCCTCTGAGACACTACACGCCCAAAGGCTGCTAAGGATCCAGTCCAGTACCACTCAGTCATCATGGACTGTGGCAAGACCATACGGGCTTGCTCAGGGGCTACCCCAGAGGCCAGCATGTTGTTGTAGATGGTCTCACAGCGTGTCATCAAGTCCCAGTATTTCTCATCAAACCTTTCTTCGTCTCTGCCTTCAAATGTTTCATTAAGTGAACCTTGTTTCTTATCTGGCGCACGTTTACGCCATGACTCTGGTGCGTGAAACTCTGGTGTAAAGTCAACGTACCGCCTAGAAATTTCATTGACGGCCAAGCCTATAGAACTCTTATGCAGTTGTCTAGTCACGAACAGCGGCGCTTTAATCCTAAATTGAAGCTGTACGTGTGCGAACGGTGTCCAATGCCCATGAGCTGCCAAGTACCTAATTAGTTTCTTGTCCCTGCTGCCAAACTCCTCAGACTCCATAGCGAAGGACACCCTCGCTGCATTGGCTACTGTTATGTCTGACCCCATGCTATTTAGTAGAGTTACGTTCATAATTCAAATACCGCCCCTGTTGATTCGTGTAGTATAAAAAAAGTAACCATAACCAGACCCCAAAGGGTGACAAATAACCAGAACAAACTGTCCTTCTCTGAGTCCGTTAGATTACCTTCAAAGATGTCGTTAAAGACGCTCACAGCCCACC